TAGTACAAAACGATTAATGGTATTCTTACCACCTCGTTCTTCTAAATCAGTAATCTGTAGCAAGCTGTTTCCTGCGTGGTACATAGGTAACTTTGGAAGCCACGAGATTATGTCTGTGTCACACAGTGACCAGCTTGCCAGTGACTTTGGTAGAACTGTTCGAGACATTGTGAATACGGACAGGTTTCAAAAGATATTCCGTGGTGTGTCTTTGCGTAGTGACGTAAAGGCCGCAGGTAAATGGAAGACAAATAAGAATGGTTCGTATTATGCAGCAGGTGTACGCAGCCAAGTGGCAGGTCGTGGCGCACACGTAGCTTTGCTAGATGACGTGATGTCTGAAGAGGATGCAATATCCGAAGCAGGTAGACGTTATATTAAGGAATGGTATCCTGCAGGTTTACGTACTCGTATCATGCCTAATGGTGCAATCATTATCATTAACACACGATATCACTATGACGACTTGTGTGGCTGGCTACTAAAACAAGAACAGAATGCAGAAGAAACAACTTATCCGTGGGAAGTAATTAGTATTCCTGCATGGCTAAACGAAGAAGCCGCAGAGTTATTAGGTATGGAAGAAGGTACATCCTACTTTCCAGAATGGAAGCCAGACGAACTACTAAAGATTGACGAAATGGAAATTAGAAGTTCTAATGGTAGTAGATATTGGAACTCTTTGTACATGCAAGACCCTTCACCTGATGACGGTGGTATCATTAAGAAAAGATGGGTTAGATGGTGGGACTATGACGAACCACCACCATGTGATTTTATAATACAGACATATGATACTGCTTTTAGTACTGCACGTACTGCTGACTATAGTGTAATACAAACGTGGGGTATATTTAATTCATTTGAAGAGAATGAATATGGAATAGAACAAATTACTTCTAATCTTATATTATTAGGTAATGTAAGAGGAAGATTTGAATATCCTGAACTAAGACGTAAAGCACAAGAACTTTATGCACAGTATAGACCAGATGTATGTATAATAGAAAAGAAAGCTTCTGGTCAGTCGCTTATCCAAGACATGAGAAGGGCAGGATTACCTGTACTTGATTATCTTCCTGACAGAGATAAGGTTGCACGTGTATATGCCTCTACGCCTTTGATGGAGTCAGGTCGTGTCTATTTACCAGAGGGTAAGACATGGGCAGACGATTTGTTTGCTGAGTGTATGTCTTTCCCACATGGTTCGCACGATGACCAAGTAGACTGTATGACAATGGCAATACATTATATGAAGGATAGTTGGAACTTAACACACCCAGAAGACCCTGATTGGGAAGACGATGTTAATCATAGACGACATAAAAGGGTTGCATATTGGAGAACATAAGTATATAATAATAAATAATTCGCTTTAACTTTATAGGACTAATACTAATGGCTACTGAAAAAAATCCTAATGACCCTATATCAGGGGACAATATTATACAACTAAGCATTGAACAGTCACAAGACTTTGAGAATGTAAACTTTGAAGTTGACCCTGAAACAGGGGAACTAGACGTATTATTTACACCTGAGTCAGAACTAGACGCATTAGACAATGTAGTAGAGTTTAATATTGAAGATGACTTCTATGCTAATCTAGTTGAACAAATGGACCCCGATGACCTTATAGGCATTGGTGAAGACGTATATGAAAAATTCGAGGCAGATAAAAACTCTCGTGCAGAGTGGGAAGCTATGTTTGAACGTGGCTTTGATTTGCTTGGATTAAAGTTGGAAGAGACAACAGAACCGTTTGAAGGTGCAGCAACTGCTGTACATCCTCTACTTATTGAGTCTGCTGTTAAATTCCAAAGCCGGGCATCCCAAGAACTATTTCCTTCCAGTGGTCCAGTTAAAGCGCAAGTTCTTGGTGATGTTTCGGTTGATAAACAAAGACAAGCTAATAGGGTTCAAAACTTTATGAACTATCAGGTAACAGAAATGATGCCTGAATACTTTGACGAGTTTGAACGTATGTTGTTTCACTTACCATTGATAGGTAGTGCATTTAAGAAAGTATACTTTGATGCATCTGTAAATCGTCCTGTTAGTGAGTTTGTACCTATTGACCAGTTTTATGTGTCTTACTATGCGACAGATTTACGCAGGGCAGACAGATACACGCATGTCTTGTATCGCAGCCCAAGAGAAATTGCCAGTGCAATGTACTCAGGAATGTATGCAGAAGTAGATATGCCAGATGCTTATCTACCTGAACAATCAGAACTTACACAAAAGATGGACACAGTTCTTGGACTGTCCCCTTCTTCAGACACAGATATGCAGTATGTCCTACTAGAACAGCACTGTTATTTAGATATTGAAGGACATGGATATGAATGTCCTTACATTGTAACTATTGAAGAAACTACTAGAAAAGTATTATCTATTCGTAGAAACTGGAATGAGAATGATAAGAACAAAGAAAAGAAAATGTTCTTTACACATTATCGTTTTGTTCCGGGCTTTGGTTTTTATGGTCTAGGACTAATACATTTCCTTGGTAACCTTACAATGTCTGCAACTGCAGCAATGCGTAATCTAATTGATGCAGGTCAGTTCTCAAACCTTCCCGGTGGTTTCAAAGCCAAAGGTGTTCGTGTTGTTGGTGACAATGACCCTATTGCCCCCGGTGAGTTTAAAGAAGTAGAAGCAACAGGTATGGACTTAACTAAGTCAATTGTACCTCTGCCTTACAAAGAACCGTCAGGCACTCTATTCCAGATGTTACAGTTTGTCGCAGGTGCAGGTCAAAAGTTTGCAGACACAACTGAACAGGTAATCACAGAAGGTTCTAACTATGGTCCTGTAGGTACAACTATGGCCTTATTAGAAGCTTCAAGCAAATTCTTTAGTGCAATCCATAAACGATTACATAAGTCACAACGTGATGAGTTTAAGATACTTGCACGTATTAACTATGAAAGCTTACCTGCAGAATATCCGTATGATGTTCCGGGTGTAACTGAATCAATCTTTAAACGTGACTTTGATGGACGTGTGGATGTAGTTCCAGTATCTGACCCAAATATTCCGTCTTCTGCCCACAGGCTTATGATGGCACAGATGGTTATGCAACAGGCACAACAGTCTCCTCCGGGTATGTTTAATATGGAAGAACTAAACCGTACACTACTTAATGCGGCTAACATTCCTAATTTAGACAGAATACTACCTGACAAGCCCACTGCACAGCCTCTTGACCCTGTAACAGATATTGAAGCAGCAGTAAAAGGTTTGCCTATCAAAGCATTTGATGGTCAGAACCACGATGCACATATTCAGGTAAAGACAATGTTTATTCAAGACCCTGCTAATGGTGGTAATCCTATTATGCAGAGAGTTGTTCCTATACTACAAGCTAATATTCAAGAACATGTAGTTAAGAAATATGAAGAACAAGTTAACGGTATTACACGTCAGATGATGTCTCAGATGCCTGTGGATGGACAAAATCCACAAGTTATTGAACAGGTTATGGCACAAGCTGCCCAACAAGTTATGCAAGCTAACATGGCCGCGGCACAACAAGGTCCTTCACCTGAACAAGCAATGGTTCAGATGGAAGCACAACGTCTACAGATTGAACAACAGAAAGTTCAAGCACAGCTTGCTAAAGAAGCAAGTGAAGGTGCGCTGAAGAACCGTGACCTAGATATCAAAGAACAGAAGCTGGCACTTGATGCATATAAGATTGGTGCAGAAGGTACACTCAAGGCTGACGAAAAAGAAAAGGACAGAAATGCCAAGGCAGCTATTAAGGCAGTAGAACTTCTAGCAGACATGATTAAGCATGAAGACAATCTAGAAACTTCTGAAGCTTCCAAAGCTGCAGACATTATTAGTAAGATGCTTATGGAAGTACGTAAAGGCTAATTAATGTTAATTGAAGAAATAAATAAAGTATTACAAAAAGAAATAGACTTAGTAAAAAATTCGCTTGCATCTGGCAGTGCTTCGGATTATTATTCGTATATGAACTCTGTAGGTCGCATTTCAGGACTGGAATGGGCTAAAGCAGAAGTTAAAAATATAGTTAACAAAGTAATGTACGAAGACGATGAGGAGTAAGTATGAGAACAGTAGCAATGGAAAAGTCTATTCTTAATGATGCTTGGAACACTAACGAGGAAATGCCAGACCCAGAAGTACTTCCTAAAGTTCCGGGCTTTCATATCCTTGTACGCCCTGTTTCTGTAAAACAAGAAACAAAGGGTGGTATTATCCTTCCTGACTCTACTAAAGACGATATTGCATATCTTACAACTGTAGGTAAAGTACTTGCAGTAGGACAAGATGCATATCAGGACAAGGAAAGATATCCTAATGGTGCTTGGTGTAAAGAAGGTGACTATGTTTGTTATGGTAAACATTCTGGTCAAAAGTTCTTTTACAAGGGTGTAAAATTAATTCTACTTCTTGATGACCAAATATCAATGATAGTAGATGACCCTAAAGAATTAGACCCAACCTTTAATTTATCTAATTAATTTAATACATAGGTATTGTATAATTATATTACTTGTTGTAATATAATATCAAATGCGTAACTCGTCATAGTGTCGCAACTGACGTAAAAGGAGAAATAAATGTCTAATGATTGGACAACGGTTGACACTTCTAACCCGAATAATATGGAGGACAAAGTTGAATACGAAATTGAAACTGAAGAAAAACCACAGGATGTTACTCAGGAAGCCACGCAACAACATGGTGATATGGCCTCTACTAGGGAACATGTTGAGGAACAAACAACTAGCGCAGAAGATAAATCTAGCAATGAGGTAGAAGAACCTCAATCAGGCGCACAGAAACGTATTCGACAGTTAGTTCGTCAAAAGAAAGAACGTGACGAACAAATTCAAGAACTGATGGCAAGACAACAGGAACTTGAAGAAAGGCTTAAATCACAGCAGCAAGAAATTAAATCTTCTTTAGCAAAGAACTTTGAAGCTGCAGAAGCACAGATTAACAGTCGTATTGAACTGGCAAAAGATTCTTATAAACAAGCACTTGAATCTGGTGACACTGATAGGATTGTGCAAGCACAAGAAAATCTAAGTAAAGCACAATCAGATGCTACTACTTTACAAGTAACCAGAAATCAAATGCCTGTTGAAGAAGAAACAGTGCAGCAAGAAGCCCCACAACAACAACCACAACAACCTCAAGCACAATATGATAAGCTAGCGTTAGAGTGGGCAGGGCGAAACTCTTGGTTTGGTCAAGACAATGTAATGACTTCATTGGCACTTGAAATAGACCAAGAATTGAAAACAGAGGGTTATGACCCATCTGAAGAAGATTTTTATGAAGAGATTGATTCTCGCCTACGTGCGAAATATCCGCAACGTTTTGGCGTAGAAGAAGAACAACGTCAGCAGGAAACGTCAACTCCTGCCCAAGTGGTCGGTGGGGCATCACGCACCTCATCAGCCTCGTCTGGTAAGAAGGTACGTCTAACTAAAGAAGATGTACGTCTTGCAGAAAAATGGGGTGTATCCTTGGAACAATATGCAGCCGAAAAGCTTAAAGTAGAACAAGCTGACGGTGAATATACTTCAGTATATTAATAGCGTGGAGGAAATTAAAATGGCACGTAATACAAAACTATCACGTAATGCGGAGACTCGTGAACTTCAATCAAGAGAAAGCGATTATGAATATCGTGAACCTAACCTTCTTGATATTCCTGAATCAGTAGAAGAACGTTTTCTTAATCAGGGGCTAAAGCTTCGTTGGATTAGAGTTCTTCAAAAAGGTCAGGATGACTATCAAAACGTAGGCAAGCGTCTTGCTGAAGGTTGGCAGTTCGTTTCTGTTGAAGAAGTTCCAGAACTACAGCATACCTCTTTCGTGAGAGAGGAAGGACGATATTTAGGTGCAGTCTGTCGTGGAGATTTAGCCCTAGCAAAGATGCCTTTGAAAAAGGCACAAAATCGTCAGGCATACTATGAAGGCCAGAGTCAAGAGATGGTTGATGCAGTTAATCAACAACTCATGGGTCAAAGCGATTCTAGAATGCCAATTCGTAACTCAAGCAAAACTAATGTTACTAGAGGACGCACTCCGTCTTTTCAAGACAGCTAATCTAGTAGTGCAATTTTAAAGGGAGAAAACAATGACTACAACTAAAGCGTTGTCAGGCTTCCGTCCTTCTCGTAAGCGAGGCAATAACCCAAATGCTTCAGGTACTAATGAGTATCCTATCGCATCAGGTTATGCAGCCAACATCTTTACAGGTGACTTGGTTCGCATTAACGCAGGGAACGTAGAAGTCATTACTACTGCAACTGAAGTTGTTCAAGGCGTATTCATGGGTTGTCGTTATGTAGCAGACGGTGAACAGAAGTTCGGTAAATACTGGCCTTCAGGTACATCAGCTACTGACGCATACGCAATGATTGCTGACGATTCACGTGCAGTATTTGAAGTACAAGCAGACGCATCTGTGACTGCTGGTGACCTTTATGGTTCACAGAACTTTGCTGTGACACTAGGGGCTGGTTCAACATTTACAGGTATGTCAGGACACGGTGTACAAGCCGCTGGACGTGCAAGCACTATTGCTATGGTACGTTCTATTGACCCTGTAGATGAACCGGGTAACGATGTTGCCGATGCAGACGAACGTGCATATCTGAAAATGAATGTACGTCTGGTTCAGCATACAGACAACTTCCATGACGCAATTGTGACCGCACCTGTTTCAGGTGGCGATACACCATTCTAGGGGAGATTAAATAATGGCTATTAATAGGGCAAGTATTTCTAAAGAACTTCTCCCCGGCCTGAACGCAGTGTTTGGGATGGAATATGGTGAAGTTGCTGACGAACACGCACCGTTGTTTGAGACAGAAAACTCAGACCGTGCATTTGAAGAAGAAGTGCTATTCACAGGCTTCGGCACTGCACCTACTAAAGGTGAAGGTGCTGCAGTATCTTACGATGACGCACAAGAAAGCTATACATCACGCTACACTCACGAAACTGTTGCACTAGCATTTGCTGTAACAGAAGAAGCTATGGAAGACAATCTATACGATACTTTCGCAAAGCTTCGTGCAAGAGGTTTAGCACGTGCTATGGCTAACACTAAGCAAGTTAAAGCTGCAGACGTATTTAACAACGGCTTCAACAGCGCATATGCTGGTGGTGACGGTGTTGAACTGTTCTCAGCTTCACACCCAACAATCGGTGCAGGTAACCAGTCAAACTATCTTGGCGCAGTTGACCTGTCCGAATCATCTTTAGAATCTTCACTGATTCAAATTTCAAAAGCTAAAGATGACCGTGGTATCCTGATTGGACTGCAAGCTAAGTCTCTGCACATTCCATCAGACTTGGCATTTACTGCTGACCAGATTCTGAACAGCACAATGTCAACAACCATTGGTGTGAACCCAACTACTGCTGCTAACGGTGCAACAAACGTTAATGACATTAACTCAATCCGCAATCAAGGTCTTGTACCGGGTGGATTCTATGTCAACAGACGTTTCACAGACACAAACGCTTGGTTCATTAAAACAGATGCACCAAACGGTACAAAGATGTTTGTACGTGCGCCACTGCAGACAAAGATGGAACCTGATTTCGACACAGGTAACCTACGCTTTAAAGCACGTGAACGCTATAGCTTCGGTTATTCTGATTGGAGAGGTTTCTTCGGTTCACCGGGTGCATAGTAAAAATACCTTAATTAAGAAAAGGCGGCTTGACGGTCGCCTTTTTTTATTGTAATATTTATACAAAGGAGTGTAAATATGAATATAACAGTAAAAGAAGATTTTGTTTTTGGCAATTCAAATAAATTTGTAAGCCTAAATTACCCTATTATGATATTTGAAATAGAAGGTTTTCAAAGAATAAAGGATAATCTAATAAAAGAAGTAGATAAATTAGAAAAATATTTATCTGTATCTGACCATAAAAAAGATGATGGTAATACAGGTACAAAAAATGTATTAACTAATTCTCATAATATATTTAATTTTTTTGATAGTCCTGAAAGCAGTGTCCAAGAATTAAAAACTGCTTGGTGTAGTGCCGCTAAAATATATGCAGAAAAAGTATATCAAGAAGACAGGCCAATGTATTTTAAATGTTGGGCTAATAAATTAAAAAGATTTGAATATTTAAAAGAACATGTTCATACAAAAAATGAACTGAATGGAGAAGAGGTAGGATTTTCTTGTCATTTATCTTTGTGTTGTGGTGCTAATAATCATACTATTTACAGATGTTATACAGGTGGTAATCCTTTAGAAATAAGTATAGGTAATACTGAAGGACAACTAGTAATATTTCCTTCGTCTTTACCACACAGCACCTTCCCAAATCCTAATGAAGAAATAAGGTATACTATAGCAGGAGACTTTACTTTTGTAAAACCTTATGCTAACTACAGAGAAGTTTAAAAAAGAAAGCAAGGGTATTTCATATCCTTGTTTTTTTGTGTATAATATACAAATAGAATAATAACTAACTAATTAACAAATGGAGAAATTCTATGGCTTCTAATATCCGTAACGCTTTTGTTACTGGTTCTGGTACACTTGTCGATTCGTTAACAAGCACAACAGTAGCAGATACTCGTATCAAAGGTATCACCTATTCAGGCATTGGTACTTTTTTAATTACTGGTTCTGAGACAGACGAATACAGTAATGTAAAAGGTGGCAATATTAAATTTGTTGGCACATCAGTAGTGGACGCAGGAAACATTCATATTCCTGACTACGGTGTAAAAATGTATGGTGTAGTAAAAGTTTCAGCACCTACATCTACAGCTACAGTAGCAGTTTATTATGGCTAACTATACATATCTAGTAAATGATATTATTAATGCATCAGAAAATGATGGTACAGAGTTTGTAAACTATATACCAAACATGGTCAATCGTGCAGAGGAAAGACTTACACGTGACTTAGATGATTATGGTTTAGTAACTTATACATCTGTTGCAGTTTCAAGTGGCAATAACATAGTTACTTTGCCTTCGGGTACACGCATCCTGAAAAACTTAAATATTACAGTAAGTGGAACTAGAATAAACTTATTACAAAGAACGGATGAATATGTCCGTGATTACTGGCCTGTAAGTGCAAGTACTGGTACTCCTCAGTATTATGCAAGAAGAAACAACACAACTCTTCTATTAGCACCTACTCCTGTTTCAACAGTAGATGGTGAAGTAGTACATATATCAAGACCAACAACACTTACATCCACAACTAATACAAACTATTTTACGGACTTTTGTTATGATGCATTGTTTAATGCGTCAATGGTAGAAGCTATGGTATTCCAGAAAGATTATCAGACAGCCTCGCTGTTTGAACAACGTTATAAAGAAGCAGTATCTACACTGCAAAATCAGGCAAGAAGAACCAGAAGAGATGATATGCAAACACCTGCAAGTCCAGCAGGGGCAGACAATCCTGTGGTGCAAGGGAGTAACTAATGATTAAAAAGTATATGGCAGGAAAGATTATTAAAAGTCTTGTTAAAAAAGGTAGGCCAAAAGTAGATAAGCGTAAAACTAGAGGTAAACGTAAAGCGCAATCAGCTGCACGTCAAAAAACTTATCAGAAAAAGTTAGGCGCAGAAGCTGAAAAGGCAGGTACTTCTAAAGCAGCCATTACGCAAGGTAAAGCTTTTGAACGTAAGGCACAAACCATTCGCAGTAAAAATCTTGATAGAGATATTGAAAGAAATGCAATTGCCATTCTTAAAGAAGATAAAGCAAGAATGACTGCAGATACTGCAATTGCAAAAGCTAAGTCTCAAAGCAGAACTAAAATGCAGAAGGTTATGTCAAGGGCAAGAAAAGAAACTGCAAGCATGAAAAAGAAAGGAATGCTTTCAGGGCTTACCGATGCACAGAAGAAAGAACGCCAAAGACTTATTACCCAAAAACTAAAAGAAATGAAGTCAGAGGGTAAAACTAAAAAAGTTATTGCAGGTCGTACACTTTCTCTTACTCCCGAAGGTGAACGAGTTCTTAAACAAAAAGGTGGTATTGATAAAATCCTTGAAGCATCAGGTCCTACTGGTACAAAAAGAAATAGATTTCTTTATGAAGGTGCTAATGAAACTTTACCAGCCAAAGGTGGTGGAATAGACACTAAAGGCAAGACAGGCAAAGAAGCTAGAGAAATGAAACGTGAAGCTTACAAAGCCATGTCTAAATCTGAAAAGCTAGAATTTATTCGTAAGCAGTTTGCAAGAGGCTATACGAATAAACAGCTAGAAGAAATTATGTATCAGCCTAAAACAACTAGACAAAAGAAAGCTAAAGCAAGCATTGTACAACGTATGAAAAATGCTAAGAACCAAGGCTATCCTTTTAAAACTAAAGAGGATATTAGCAAACGTACATATGACGACATTGTAAAGACATTTGTAACAGGAAGCAATATACCACCAAGTCCTAAAAAAGCAGGTGGTAAAGTTGGTACATATAAATCAGGTAAACAAATCAAACGTAAGTCATCACCTCGTGGATGTGGTGCAGCCATGCGTGGTTATGGTAAAGCTATGAAAGGAACAAGATAATGGCACTTCCACTTTTATTTATTGCAGGTACTGTGGTACGTGCTACAGCACCTAGAATTATTTCTAAACTAATGCAACAAGGTGCTAAAAGGGCAACTACACAGCAAATTAAAAAAGCTGGTGGTAAGGGTAATATTTCAACTGTTACAAATTTAAAACAAGTTGATAAATTAAAACCTAAAACACCTAAATTAAGAGGTGACCGTAGAATTAAACCTATGGACATAAAACCTTTTAAATCTAAAGGTACAGATAAAGGTAATTTAACTCCTGCACAAACTCGTGCATTACAGCAAAGACGTAGCACTGCAGTAGATAAAGATAGACGTATTCCTATAAAACCTAGTACTAGTGTCACAAGAACAGTACAAAAAGGAAGAGGTACATCTGTTCCTGTAGGTGGTAGAAG